AAAATGGGAACCACTACGAGGACCGGGCGGTGAATTTTGAAATTGAGGCAGCCTTCAAGGCAGGCGGCGACCCCGAGTCCGAACTCACACGCGTTCGGAAGAAAGTCGAGGATGCCATTGAATCAAGCGATGCACTCGACAGGCTCATCACCGATTGGTCTCTCCTCGAAGTGGACTTCGGTCACGAAATGATAGGCAACGTCCGCGTTGCTGCACTCGCCATGACCTACCGGGTCGAATATCTAAGGCCAATCCTTCAGCCTCCAGCACCTCCGACTCCAAAGGAAGTCTGGCTTAACACGGAGAAAATCCTTGGATGAGATGATGCGCGAAATGATGATCACGATTCAGGACCTGCAGCGAAGGATGAACAATATTCTCCGCCCCGGACCCATTGTCGCTGTGGATCCCAAGTCCAATTCGGTTAAGGTCCGCCTCTCTGAAGGCGACGCAGCCCGGGGCATCAAAGCCCACGACTCGGCCTGGCTCAGAGTCCTCCAGGATCGCGCCGGATCGAGCAGCAGCTGGGATTTCCCCGAGATTGGCGAGCAGGTGCTCGTTCTCTCCCCCGGCGGCGAGCTTGGCGGTGGTTATGCGCTGCCGGCGATCTACTCGATCGCGCGCCCGGCTCCCTCGGACAATCCGGATATCCATTTCCGTAGGTTCGCCGATGGGCTTGAGCTCACCTATGACGATGCTTCGCACACCCTGAGGATTGCCCGACCAAAAGACCTGACAGAACCCGGGGAGCCTTCGGACCCGGTGGACCCCCGGTCGCCTACGGATCCAGGTGGTCCCAGAAGCAACAAGCCCGCGCTGACCCTGATCTTTTCTGGAACCGCGATCGAGTTCAACGCAACCGAGGTCGCGTTCACCGCCGAAAAGTTTTCCATCAGGAACCAGAAGGGCGATGAAGTTCTGACCAAAATCTCTGACGGCCTGAAGTCCATCCAGAACTCCACGACTGTGACCATGATGGGCAATCAACCGCTCCTGCCGGCAAAGGCAGACCTTACTCCTATTACAACATCCATCGATTCATTTGGAGACAGCTGATGCCACTTGCTGGAACTGAAGACGCCCTGGCTGAAGCCATGCACGCTGCCGCGACCAGTGCAGATGGCGATTCAAAAGCGGCCTGGAAGAAGGTCGCTAAAACCATCATCGCGCACATCACTTCCAATGCTGTCGTAACCGGCGTTGTGCCCAACGGCACGATCGCAAATGGGAAGGTCACATGATCGGAATGGACGAAGTCACAGGGAAGCTTATCACCGGCGAACTATGGCTCAGGCAGGCCGTGCGCCGCGCGGCAAAGATCCCGAAGGCTTCCAAGCCAATGGTCAGATGGTACGGGACCAATATCCTCAAGCACATCGATGCACCGATGACCAACGCCTCCATTTTAGAGCTGACTGGTGACCTGGCTGAAAGCATCGAAAGGACCATTCCGGACGCCCGCCTCGCCACGGTCGTGACTCAGAAAAACGGCGAAGAACTCTTCATATCAATGTCGCTTGGCAAAGATAAAAAAACCATCGGAGTCTAAATTTGGAACTGCCAAAAATAATTGAATCGCCTGATTTCCAGGCCAAACTCAAGCAGCGAATCACTGACTTTACCAATTCGTACAAAAAGATTGTGCCCGCCTTCACAGCGCCGACGCCGGCTGATCCGATCTACCACATTCTAGTTGAACTGACCCTTGTCGAGGTTATCGGCATCGAAAAGGTCAACAAGGCTGCATATGCTCAGCTCCTGAAGCTGTCCAATGACATCGAATTTATTGCGAAGGGCAAAATTCGTCCAAGTGAAGGTTACGAAGCATTCCGTGAGCGTGTTCGCGGGATGAAGGATCAGGTTTCGCCGGCCGGCACGCCGGCCATGTACAAGGCCCTGACGTTCCTCTTTGGAGAGGCAACCATTGGCACTGATGATCAGGCGGTTTCCGCTTCAGTGCTTGATGCATACGTTGAGCCAGTCAATAACGAGCAGGTCAAGGGTGAACTTCTCATTCATGTTTTCACGAATACAAGCAACCAGGCACTTAAAGATGCCGTTCTCAAGGCACTGAAGGACGCGTTCGCAAGGGATGAGGTCAAGCCAGCACTCGACAAGGTGACCTTCAGGTCAGCGACCGATGTTCCAATTACCATCAATGCCCTTATTTCGCTTAGCCCTGGGTACACCAAGGAACACAGGAAAATTATCGAGGAAAACTTCAGAGAACGATTCGCTTCGCAGGTTCGCCTTGGATGGACCCCAACAACCAGCTGGATAGTCAAAGAGTTGCATCAAGTCGGCGTCAGATCGGTGATCCTCAAAGTGCCTCAGACCACTATCAATGTCCAGGAATATCGCTACGCCTCGATCTCGAAGCTGGAGCTGACTGTTGAGGAGGCCGCATGATTGAACGGCATCTGAGGCTTCACTATCCAGAGATCGATACGACTCTCATAGAAAAAATCAGGGTTTCGTCCAAACCTGATGTTCGGGAAGCCATTTTCTGGGAATACGGCATTGATGCCCTTCTGCCATTCATTGGCGACCCGGAAACCATCGACGAGGAAATCAGCAGCTTCATCCGCCTCAGAGGAACTCTTTCCTCAATTCGGATGGCACTTCGCTGGGTGGGCTTCCCCAAGATCACGTTCAACCGCCTGTCCTGGTACCAGTACGAGATCGATCCCGGTCGCGTCCCAACAGAACGAGAAATTCTTGCGATCCGCGCTGCCCTCTCCGTCTCGGTGCAGGCTCGGGGTCAGCTTATGCGCATCTTTCACGGATCATTCGAGGTCAAATATGTCTGAAGGCTACGTCCATGGAATTGTAATCAAGGAAGGTACAGGTGAGGTTCGAGCGATCAAATCGCCCAGCCCATACGTCATTGCACTCGTCGGAACTGCTCCAGCCGCTTCGGCAAAGGTCCTTGCTGAGGAAACCCCGACCGTCTTTTTCAAAAGGAAAGATGCACTGAAGGCCGTCTATCCTGAAGGTACGAAGGGTGATCTTGGAACCCTTTATTCTGCTGTGGACAGTGCCTTTTCCCAGACAGAAGCCACTGTCATCCTCATTAAGTCAAAATCTGATAGTGATGCCGATGTTATCTCAGCGATCGGAAAGCTTGAGGACGCCGAATCTCTTACCGGTTACAAACCCAAGATTATTGCAGCACCCGGCTTTGGCAATAAAAATCCGCCAGCAGAGGTCAAGCCCAACCCGCAGCCCGAGAAGAAAGAAGAAGAAAAGAAGGAGGAAGAGAAAAAGGAGGAGGGCGCAACCGAGGAGCCGAAACCTGAAGGCCCAGTGACGCGAAACGTCAACAATCGCCCTCGGAATTCACAACCCGTTCAACCGGCTTCCAATACAAAGCCTTCGGAGGGGGGGTCCGCTGCAGCCGACGCGCAAAAGACTGAGGTGGTCAGGGACGCCAAGGCTGAGGAAACCATTTCAAACCCTATTGCTGCAAAGCTGAAGGAGCTTGCGGTCAGGCTTGGAGCCATTATCTGTCAGGAAACGCCGGACCTGAGCGCAGGATCTGATCCTCTTTCCGATATTCAGAAGTTCCGTAATGCCAATGGCGGCGACCGGGTATACCTGGTCGCTCCCAAAGTAAAGTGGGCTGCCCCTGATGGCTTGATCAAGAATGTTCCAGGAGCCGCAGCCGTGGCTGGCATTTTTGCCCGTATCGATTTCTGGAAGTCGCCCTCCAATCAAGAACTTTATGGTGTTCTCGGGACCGAGAAGCCAGTTCCATTTGCACTGGACGATCCTCAATCGCTTGGCCAGCGCATGAATGCAATTCAGGTTTCAACGTTTGTTCGCCAGGACGGGCTCAGGCTCTGGGGCGCACGAGGCAGCGGTGATCCAACCGACCTTACCACCAACCAAATCCAAAAGGTTCGGATCCGCGACGCCATTCGCGAAGCGATCATCGCCTCGCATCGCTGGGCGATTGCCATGGGCATTACGACGAACCTCTTCGAGGCGGTCGCCGGCGGCGTGAATGCTTATCTGGATGACCTTGCGCAGAAGGGTGCCATCGCAGGTGGCAAATGCATCCCCGATACCGAGCAGAACACACCTGCAAACCTCAACGATGGGAAAGTTTTCTGGACCTATGACTTCACCCCTACGCCGGTCGCAGAAACACTCCATTTCACGGAGGTCCTGACGGACAAATATCTTGAGGGACTGGGCGCTGCAGGAGCTGCGGCATGATGAATTCGCTTCGCCTCATAACATGCACCGTTCTCGGATTTCTGGCACTCGGTGTGTTCGCGCATCAGAACGAACCACCGTTCTCCGAGAACGATAACTTCGATCGCATGATCTGTATTGCCAATGGTATGTCGGCCAACAGCAATGTCACGGCTCGCGCGGTGTGCTCCAAGCTCGCGAACTGACCCTTTACATAAGTCGATTTTCTTTTCCTTCCACTGAAAGGATGTAATTTTGAAAAACTGGTCCAAGCATTTCCTTCTGATCGTCTTCGTTTGCTGTTGTTATTCGGCTATTGCTCTGGCTGACACATCACCATCATTTTCGGATAACGATAGCCCAAAGTTCGAGAACACCTACTCAATAGATAACCTGACCAACAATGCTTCCGGGCAGGACTTGACCTTGAGGATCAACAAGGTCGCGCCACTTGACTGCACGTCCAAGGCCAAT